CGGATCCAAGATTGGATTTAACTCCATATCTGTATCGAACATTAGAAGCTCTACAAAAGGAGATGAGTTATGCAGGACGCTACCGTCCAATCGATCCCACAGACGAGCCAAGCACCAGTGGCGGTGGCTCCAAGCAGCTACGTGGTACCAGCCCAGGCTCCAGTACCCCAAGCTCCAGTGGCGTATCAGGTGGGTACCAGCTACCCCCAAGCGGTGCCTCAGGCGGCCCCCAATTACCAATCAGCCCCTACTCAGTACGCCCCCCAATACCAAGCGGAAGCGAACAGCAATCCGTGGGAATCGGCGTTCAACAAGGTGGTGAATCTGCTGAGCAGTCCAGTTCAATCCCCGTTCCAGGGTCAACCATCACAGATTCCGACCCAGTACGCACCGGCCAACTACGGTCAGCAGTACAGCAACCCAGCTACGCAACAATCGGCTCCGCAGACCTGGTCACCCAACCAGATCTCCTCGCCCAACTCTTCCCAAACCTACTCGGTTCAATCCTTGGAGGACGTGGCGAATCTCCTCGAGTGGAGCCCGGAAACGCGTCAAGTGGTAAGCGCGTACGGGGTAGAAGCACCCGCAATTCTAAATAACTACGGCCTCCAACTGGAAGCCATGCTTGACAGTGCTGTTGCCTGGGGCAGCAAAGCACAAGAGGTCCTTCATCGTTATGCCGATTTCTCTGTTGCCGAGCACCAAGAGAACCTGGCTTACAACGAAATCCTGACCAATCCTGATGTACTCAGCGATTACACGCTGAAGTTCTTTGGTCCTGAAGGTCCGTACCCTGTGTATGAGGATGAGTCCCAACTGGAAACCCGTGGTTATCCTACGGAATCGATCCAGAACTATATGGGCCAATTCCCTGCACCCCCTGCTGCTTCCGCTCCTCAGCAACCTGAGAACTTCTGGGGCAGCTTCAAGCAACAAATGGATGTGGATCCTGCACAAGCCTGGCGTCTCCTGAACCAAGCTCAGCCTCAAGTTGTTGCCAACAAACTGTTTGTGATGGAGTGAGGCCATGCGTGGCGCTCTTAAATACGGTGTACCTGCTGCCGCTGCTTTAGGCGTTGGTGGGTATGCCCTTTCTCAAGGTGAAGATCCCGGATCTGCTGCTCTTGCTGCGGCTGCTGGTGGTCTTGGCGCTTATGGTGGTTTGGTCGGCGCAACCAAGCTCGCTGGTAAATATAGCGATACTATTCCTGGTCTTATCTCAAAAGGATTAGACAAAGGAGTTGGTAAGTCTGGTAAATCAATTCGTAATCGCGTTGAACAGGCTATTGTCAATAGTCCTGAGTACATGAGTCGCGGCCAGTCTGCAACTTTATATTCTCCACAGACTGTGGGCAATGTTGCGCGAACCGGTTTGCTTGGGTTACCCGCATCCCTTCAGGCAGCAGCAAAACCAGCTTTTGCCGCAGGACTTGTTCCTGCTACTACGCTTGCCGCAGGTGCAGGCGGTCTTGCCTTGGGCACTGCTGCTAACTCCATTGGTTTACCAGGTTTTGGTCAAGGCGGTGCAATTGATCCAGAATCCCCTGGGTCTAGCAACACTGCGAGTGCCAAATACGGTGTAACTCCGTATGCATCCACGCAGTACATGTGACATCTAAGTTCACTACCTGCTAAAATTTGTGTTAGATAAGACGTAAATGTCTTTATCTTTCACCCGATAAAAACATCGACACTGGAGGATAAACCAAGGTGTTTATTGATAGCTAGTTCAGATCCTGGTAGGTATAGCCCTTCAAGATTTGGTAAATAGCTCCGTGGTTACAGTTAAACTTTTCAGCAATCTTTCGATAAGAAAGTCCCGCTTCTTTTAAAGCTTTAATCTGAGCCACATCCTCCGAAGAAAATTTTCTCAAAGATTTCTTCGGTGCTCCTTTACTGGCAAAGCCATTGTTTTTATAACAACCGCTCTTCCAGGCTCTTGTTAAGTTCTCTTGTTTGGTAACGATCTCTAGATTGTCAAGTCGATTATTCCTCTTGTCATTATCTTTGTGATCAACTTGTAAGGAAAAGTTACTGGTTCCATGCGAACGCAGATCCAATCCTAAGAAAGCAACTGCCATCAAGACATGAAGATGAAAACGCTTTCTCTTCCCATCTACAAGAACTGAAATACGGTTGTAAACACTGGTCGAACGCATAGGGATCTCTTGAAAATATTCTTGATCATCGGGATCAAGTTGTTTTTCAAAAGCTTTTCCCTCTTCCGTTAAGTAAAGATTACCAAATCCAGGAACAAGTTTTGGATCCATGTTGTTCATAAACAGCTTTCCAAAGCATAGCATGCCTCAACTGAACGCTCAACGTTGTCACCCCACCGAGCAATCGATGGGTGCAAACCGGATGAATTCAGGGAAGCCCTAACGTAAAGACGAGGGTAATCCTGAGCCAAGCCAATCAAGCCGTGATTGGAAGGTGCAGAGACTACTGGGTGTAACACGATCTTGTTACGTAATACCAGATTTAGCGTCCGGCATCCCACAGGGATGAAGAGATAGTCCACCCCTCTAAGAAACTAGAGACCAGGAGAACGACTTTCCAAAAATCTTGGGTGCGGAACTTTACCGTCCCCACCCTGCGTATATCGCAGAAATGGCAGTCGAGCCTGTAGTTGTTCACGACTTCACTCGTCAGCCTGGTCAAACTGTTCAGCTTGATCGCTATAAGTTCTGGGGTACCCCTGGTACTAAGGACAGCCGTGAGCGTATTGCCGATCAAACCATCGGTACCGCTAACAGCCGTAACATCACCAAGGAGAAAGTCCTGGTGGTGCTTAAGGAATACACTGGTCCTGCCGACCCGGGTGATCCGACTCAGCCTTCGACCTTCAAGATTGCTCGTGAAACCCTGATCACGGCCCAGCGCCTGCTTCTGGATTCGGGCAACCTGAATATGTTCCACCAGTCGATCGGTAGCCTGACGCTGCTTGACGACTATCGCCGTTGGCGTGACCGCGTCTTTATTGACGAACTGTCGAAAGCAGAGGCCAACGGTGCTGCTTCTACTACCCAAGGTGGTTACTACTTCGCTGGTAACAAGATCAAAGATTCCTCTGGTCGTGTCAGCTACACCACTACCGAATACGGTAATGAAGTTCAGCAGTTCCAGGTGCGTACTGACCTGCTGACTGTTGTTAAGGATCTGCGCAAGCGTAACGTTCCGACCTTCGCTGATGGTCTGTATCGTTGCATCTGCGATCCTACCTTCATGATGCACCTGCGTCGTGATCCTGACTTCCGTGAGATTGCGCGTTACTCCGGTAACCCTGGCCAAGGCATGTACATGGGTAACCCCATGATGCCTAACAACGCCAGCTTCTACATGGGTCCCCAGGCTGGCCAAGGTTACTTCCTGGCTGGTGAACCTGTAATGCCTACTGGCGTTCAGTTTGAAGGCGTGAAGTTCTTCGAGTCGACTAACTTCCCGACCAAGAGTGTGAGTGCCTCTTTTGATGGTGGTTCCACCTATGCCTCCAGGGAAGCTGCTCAAGGTTTCTTCTTCGGTCCTCAGTCTGTTGGTGTTGGTATCGGCGGCCCGAACGCTCAGGTGCTCATCAACAACAACGATGACTTCAGCCGTTTTATCATCCTGATTTGGCAACTGTACGCTGGCTTCGAGATCCTGAACAAGGACTTCGTGACCACTGCTTACAGCTTTGTGCAAGATGACGGCACTGTTTGATAACTAACGTATAAAACACAACATAGGAAAAGATAAATGACCTATTTGTCCGCTAAAAAAATCTTCCCAGGTAACTGGGCAGAACCTCTGAACGGCTGGTACAAAAACATCGACAACAATGGCGATGGTACCAATGAAGGCTCTAAGGGCGGCCCCACTTCCGTGCTGGCTCTCCCTGGCTACCGTTACTTCCAGCAGCGCGGTTACGTGCCTGTTACCGCAACTTCCGGTAGCGGTCCTGTGGCTGCAGCCGATGTGATCGTTCCTTCGCCTTACCGCCAGGACGATACTCGCCCCGACATCACCGGCATGGTGATTTCTGGTAGCAGCACCCTGCCTGCTTATGTGTACCGCTCCACCATCTCCGTTGCTTCTGGTTGGGGTGATGGTCGTGTTTCCTCTGGTGTTTATGCCGCCACTGGTAACGTGATCTCCTTCGGTCGCAGCAATGGTGGTAGCCCCACCGCTGCCTCCGGTATTGGCGAAGGTGTGATCCAGGCCAACCTAACTTCCACCGTGTCTGGTACCCAGGCTGGCGAGATCTACTTCGCTGCTGGTTCCGCTGCTTACAGCACCAATCCGTTCCTGATTGCATCCGGCGCAGCCGGTGTGACCGCCGGTAACGTGAACTATGCTGCTACCGCTGCCACCACCCTGAAGGTGTTTGCAAAAGAAACCGCGAATAGCACTGCTACTTCCGGTGGCTTCTACATCTCCAGCGGTGATGCAAGCGGTGGTCGCGTTGGTTACCTCGTTGTTGAGTGCTGCTACATCCAACCTGATGAAGCACCTGGCTACGAAGATATCGATGGCTACCTCCTGGGCCGCACTGTTAGCTGATTAGGTTAAACTAAGACCAGTAAGTAACTGGTCTTATGTCAACCACTGCAGCAATGCTTTATCAGCACAAAAAAACAGGTGCAAGAGTCAAGATTGTAAGCGAATGGGATAACGGCGACTGGTACATGGTCGAAGATCAGGACGGTCGCCTTTATACCGCTTACAGAACTGAACTTACACCTGATGAGGCTGCTACCAAAACGGTAAAGACGCTTCAAGTAAAAGATAAAGCTGCTCAGGAAGAGCCACGTACTTTCCCCCCGGACAACCGTTTAAATATCAATTCAGCTACTGCTCAAATGATCGCTGATCATATTAAGGGTATTGGATTGAAAACAGCCCGAGAGATTAAAGATCTTCAGATGTCCTTATCGGGTGAAAGGTTCAACAATCTCGAACAGTTAAAA